GAATTACAAAAAATAGATATACTTGAAAAAGAACAAGAAACTAAAAGACTACAAGCAATAGTAGATAATGCAAATGCTGGTACACAAGCAAAGATAGATGCAGAAATAGCTTTAAATGATTTTAAACAACAATCAGATGAACAAGCATTAGCAAGGTCTAAAGAAATATCTGCTGCACAAACAGAAATAACTAATACAGAATATGAAGCCAAAAGAGCATCATTAGAGGGTTATGCTGGTGCATTAAGTAGTATATCTGGTTTATTAAGTCAAGAAACAACTGCTGGAAAAGGCATAGCTATTGCATCATCATTAATAGATACTTATGCAGCTATTACGGGTACATTAAAAAATACTGCTAAAACACCAGCGGGTGGAATACCAGGTTATGCTATTGCACAAGCTATTGCAACGGGTGTAGCTGGGTTTGCTGCTGTAAAAAAGATTGCAAGTGTACAAGTGCCAGGTGGTAGTGGTGGTGGTTCAAGTCAAACGGGTTCTATGCCAAACGTTTCAACTCCACCAGCATTTAATGTAGTGGGTGCAAGTGGTGAAACACAATTAGCAGATGCAATAGGTAGTCAAACACAAAGACCAGCAAGAGCATATGTAGTAAGTAATGATGTAACAACTGCACAAGAAATGGATAGAAACATTATAGAGGGTGCAAGTATCTAAATGCAAATTTAAAAATTAAACACGTTATATATTTATGAGAATAATAGAACTTATTTTAGATGAAGAACAAGATGATATTGGAGTAGATGCGATTTCTATTGTAGAAAGCCCAGCTATTGAAAGTGATTTTGTTGCTTTAAAGAACCAAGAAATAAAGTTAGCAGAAGTAGACAAAGAAAAGAAGATACTAATGGGTGCTTTATTAATACCAAATAAGCCTATTTACCGCAATGGTGGTGAGGGTGAGTATTACATATACTTTTCAAAAGATACTATTGTAAAAGCATCTCAAATGTTCTTACAGAATGGTAAACAAAGTAATTCAACATTAGAACACAACCAAGCATTGAATGGTTTAACATTAGTTGAAAGTTGGATAGTAGAAAGTAAAGAACAAGATAAATCTGCATTGTATGGTTTAGACGTACCAGTTGGAACTTGGATGGGAAGTGTGAAAGTAAACAATGATGATGTTTGGAATGAGTATGTTAAAACAAATAAAGTTAAGGGTTTTTCTATTGAGGGTTATTTTGCAGACAAAATGGAAACACCTAAAGATAAAACACTAGGTGACTTAATGAGTGAAGATGATATTTTACTTAACAAAATAAAAGATATACTAAATGCAGAGGAACAATAAAAACAAAATCTTTATACCAAGTAGAACATCACCTAGTGGCGGTGGACGTGCTTGTTTATGTTGGGATACTAAAAAGTATTCAATAGAGTGTTGTGATGGTTCTATGCAAGCACAAGGTATAGGTGTTATAACAAGAACAGACTGAAAATGCAAATTTTAATTTAATAATCGTTATATAAATAGTATGAAAGCAAACCAAATGTTAAACGAAATAAAAACACTTTTAAACATCGATGTGAAGTTGATGGAAGAAAAGTTAGAAAATGGTACTGTAGTAAGTGCAGAAGCCTTTGAAAAAGATAATGAAATATTCATTGTCACAGATGATGAGAAAATCGCAATGCCAGTTGGTGAATATCTTTTAGAAGATGGAAGATTGGTAGTTGTAGAAGCAGAAGGTCTTATTGCAGATGTTCGTGAAGTATCTGATGAGGTGCCAGCTAAAGAAGAAGTTGAAGAAACTGAAGATTTAGAAGAAGAAAAAAAAGAAGAAGAAAAGATGGCAGATGTTGCCGACTGGGAGGGAATGGAAAAGAGAATACAGAACCTAGAAGATGCCATTGCAAGTCTTAAAAAAGAAGATGTTGAAATGGGAGTTGAAAATGGTGGTTTAAAATCTCGTACTGTAAAAGAAGAATTTTCAGAAGAAGTAAAAGAAGAATTATCAGCAGTAAAACCAATAAAACATAATCCAGAAGCAAGTACACCACAAAAGAAACAAGTACAATTTGCCAAAGGACAATTTAACACAACACTAGATAGAGTATTAAGTAAATTAAACAAATAAAAATGAATAAAAGAAACGTAAATTTAGCAACATCCGTAACCGTGAATTCTACCTATGCTGGAGAATTTGCTGGTGAGTATATCGCAGCAGCTTTATTATCTGCATCAACTATTGATGACGGTGGATTAACAGTAAAGGCAAACATTGCTTTTAAAGAAGTAATTAAAAAATTAGCTACAACTGCAATAGTACAATCTGCATCTTGTGATTTTGACCCACAATCAACTATCACACTAACAGAGAGAATAATTCAGCCTACAGAGTTACAAGTAAACTTACAGTTGTGTAAGTATGACTTCGTGAACGACTGGGAAAGCCAGTCTATGGGCTTTGGTCTTGGTCAAACACTACCTCCAAAGTTTTCTGACTTCTTAATTGCACACGTAGCGAGCGAGGTCGCACAGAACACAGAATTTAATATTTGGCAAGGAGATACGGCTGGAGCAACTTACACATCTTTTGATGGGTTTGAGAAACTAATTGCAGCAGCAGTAGTATCGGGAGATGTTCCAGCAGCACAAGCAATAACATCAGTAGCACTTACATCTGCAAACATCATTGACAAACTTTCTGAAGTAGTTGATGCGATACCATCTGCACTATACGGTAAAGAAGATTTATTCTTATATATCGGAACTAAAGCAGCTAAACTATATGTTCAAGCACTTGGTGGATTTGGAGCAAATGGATTAGGAGCAAATGGTGTTGCTAATATGGGAACACAATGGTGGAATAACGGAAGCCTTACAGTAAATGGAGTTAAAATCTTTGTATCACCGGGATTATCTGACAACAAAATGTATGTAGCACAACGTTCTAACTTATACTTTGGTACTGGTTTGTTAAACTCAACAAATGAGGTTAAAACCCTAGATATGAGTGACTTAGACGGAAGTAACAATGTGAGAATGGTAATGCGTTTCACTTCTGGAGTACAATTCGGAATTGGAGCAGACATAGTTTCTTACGCATAATTAATTAATTAATCAATAGAAAGGGGTGGGTAGGTAATCTGCTCACCCTTTTTTTTTAAAACAAATAAAAACAATGGCTTGTACATTAACAACGGGTAGAAAACTACCTTGCAAAAGTGCTTTTGGTGGCATTAAAAAAGTTTACTTTGCTGATTATGGTGACCTTACTGCAATTACAGTAGATGCACCAACTGGTGAAGCAACATTTACGGGAACACCAACTTGGTATGAATATGATGTAAAAGGTAATTCATCTTTAGAAACTACTGTGACAAGTAGTAGAGAAAATGGAACTACTTTTTATACTCAAACTTTAAACCTTACACTAACATATTTAGATGCTTTAACGCAACAAGAACTACAAACACTTGCAGTTGCAAGACCATACGTAGTTGTAGAAGATTACTATGGAAATAGTTTCTTATGTGGCTTTGAAAATGGTATGGAGTGTACTGGTGGAACGGTAGTAACTGGAGCAGCAGCGGGTGATTTAAGTGGGTTTACACTTACCTTTGAAGGTATGGAAGAAACTGCACCTTATTTCCTTGCAACAGCAGTAACTGGTGATGCAGAACAAGTAGACCCAACTGCATAATTAATATTTATTTTAAATTAGAAGCATCCTTAATCGGGTGCTTTTTTTTTGTTTTTACAAATTACTATTTTTTATACGTTATATAAGTAATGATATTATTTAACACAACTGCCACAAATCAATTTACTATAATACCTAGAGATTATGTATCAACTGCATATATGACTATTAGAGATGATAGCACAAATGTAACTGTTGATTATACATTAGTACCTAGAGTTGCTGGTGTTGGTAATATTGAAATTGTAAATGATACCTACAATGTATATAATGATACCTATTCAAATTTAGTTGAAGGGCATTTTTATGATTTAACTATATATTCAGATGCACTAAAAACAAATGTAATATATAAGGATAGGATTTTCTGTACTGCACAAAAAG